TAGAATCAGGTCTTGTTGGTAACATCGGTCTTAAGCACTTGAAAGTTATCAAAGAAGACACAATCAACAAATGGGACAAATTAGGATTCTTAGAGGGTCTTAAAGGTCACGTTAAAGAAAACATGGCTCAGTTGTATGAAAACCAAGCTTCACACTTAATCAACGAAGCTGCATCAACTGACAATTCAGGTTCATTCGAAACTGTTGTTTTCCCAATCGTTAGAAGAGTTTTCTCTAAATTATTGGCAAACGACATCGTTTCTGTACAAGCTATGAACTTACCTATCGGTAAATTGTTCTACTTCGTACCTAAAATTCAGGGTTATGATACAGCTACTGTATATGACAATCCTCACTACGCACCTTTCGGGGCACCAAATGCAAGTGCATCACAAACTCCAGAATCAGGTTACTCTACAGGTAAAAACTTGTATGACCGTTTCTACGAGGGTGACGAACCAACTTTGGACCCTCCAGGATTATTCGACTATTCAAAAGGAGCTTATACTTCTGTAACTTCTAACGCAGTAACTCAAGTATGGTCTAATGGCGAATTAGTTGAAGGTGTATACACTACTATTAATGGTGGTACTACAGCTGGTGCTACTACAGGTGGTCCAATCCACAGAAAAGCTATCATTGCATTGTCAGGTTTCTCAAGTGCAGGACAAGGTAAACTTATCGGTCCTGATGGAAACGAACAAGATACGGAAACTTTCTTATCTGACTTACAAGTTAAGGCTGTACAAACTACAGGTGCATTCTCAGGTTTGGGTACATCTGCACTTATCTTCAGAGTTGTTACTCAGAAATATGGTAAGGGTATTGTTCAGTACGGTACTAACACACAGGCTTCATGGCCTGGTTCAGGTAACGGTGGTTACTACGATAACATCTGTGATGCTAATGGTATCATTTACTTAGAAGTTGACTGTCAAGTTCCTGCATCTATTGGTGCAGCATCTCTTGATGGATATTCAGGTATAACTTTACCTTCAAATGCGGCACCAGCTGCAGGACAGTTCACATGTACTTATAGAATCTATAAGAACTTGGAATTCGAAGATGAGATTGGTGAAGTTTCATTTGACTTAGAGTCAGTAACTGTTTCTGTTACAGAAAGAAAGTTGAGAGCTCAATGGTCACCTGAATTAGCACAAGACGTTTCTGCTTTCCACAACATCGACGCTGAAGCTGAATTGACAGCTTTATTGTCTGAGCAAGTGGCGGCTGAAATCGACCGTGAAATCTTAAGAGACTTGAGAAAAGGTGCAGCTTGGACATTACGTTGGGACTACAACGGATGGAAGAGAGGAACTGCAGCTAATCCATTAACTCAATACACTCAGAAAGACTGGAACCAAACATTAATCACAGCTATCAACCAAATCTCTGCTCAGATTCACAAATCTACATTGAGAGGTGGTGCTAACTGGATTGTTGTTTCTTCTGAAATCTCTGCAATCTTTGATGACTTGGAGTACTTCCACGTTTCAAATGCATCTCCAGACCAAGACCAGTACAACATGGGTATCGAGAGAGTTGGTACTTTGGCAGGTAGATATCAGGTTTACCGTGACCCATACTTCCCACCTAACACAGTATTGTTAGGACACAAAGGTAACTCTTTGTTGGATACAGGTTACGTTTACGCACCATATGTACCTCTTCAGTTGACTCCAACTATGTACAACCCATTCAACTTTACACCTATCAAGGGTATCATGACAAGATACGCTAAGAAAATGGTTAACAACCGTTTCTATGGTAGAATCATTGTTGATGGTGTTAGAACATTCGACTTGAGAGAATTGAGATAATTTAACTCAAACTGAATAAATAGAAAGGGGACCAATCGGTCCCCTTTTTTAATTTAATATGTTATTAATCTTAAACAACCGCAAGTTGTTCTTCTTTCATTAATTCATATGCTCTAGCTAAACGAGTCATACCGATTCCACCTCCAAAACGAGGGAAGAAATTAAACGATAAGAATTCTTCCAATTCTTTTTCAACTCTTTCTTTACCAAACAGTTCAAACAACTTGGCGGAATAACCACCATTTTCGATTGTATAAAACATTTCTCTCATTTCTTCAACATTAGAGGAACGTTCTGCCGAACCTATAGTTTCTTGACCATATAGAATAACATCTACTTTATTAAAGATACCATCTCCTTTGTGTTTCATATTCCAAAAAGGGTTTGTTCTTAATGGAAAGTGTTGTAATGAAACAACCGAACCTTTTTCGTCCCACATTCTTTGTTCGTGTTCATTCTCTAAAATTCTCACACCACCATATTCTTCACATACATCATTATAGTCAACTTCTACAGGTTCATCAAAACCTAACCATTCTAATAATTCAGACTCAAGTTTTAACATTTCTTCGATTCCACCTTTTGATTCAAATTCAAACATAGGGAAGATAAGTTCGTGCCTACCTGGTATTGGTTCTTTCTCTTCTCTGTAAGATGTTGAAACACAGAATACACCTTCCCACTCAGGGTTTTTAAGTAATTCATACTCCAACCACATTTGACCTGTTTGTGGTAATGGCCAAATTTCACCTGAGTATTCAAAGGTTTTTACAGAGTGTGGATTTTCACACGCAGCCAAAATTGATAATCTACTTTGTGTAGGAACTTCTTTGAAGTTTTTGTTTAAGAAGAATTCTCTCATCTTCTGTACTAATTCATTGTACGTTTTTGTGTTTTTCATTTTGTTTTTTTTTGATTTTATTTTTGTTTATTTAGTTTTTATTGGGCAAAAAAAAGAGGACTAATAAGTCCTCAATTAAAATATTATTCAGCTTTATGAATTTCAGGTTCAGGAAAATCATTTTCCGATAATGGTGGTGGAGTTGTTAAAACCCTTATTGCTTTTGAAATGACTTCTGATTCTTCCATTCCGTAAGCTCCTCTTCTGTGTCCTGAGCGTGTTGCATGTATTACACAATATAATGCTTGTTCCTGTGTCATTTGGTCAACAAACTTACTCAAATCTTCATTTGAATAATAATTGATAATTTCAAATAGTGTCCCTGCAGGTTGTTGTTCTTGATTTTGTTCTTGAGTATCCTCCATAATCGGTTTTCTTTGATATTTATAATATATATAACAAAAAGGATAAAAAAATCAAGTATGCCTGAATATATTTTAAGTGAAGATTTGGCCGTTTGGTTTGGTAAAAAAAAGAAACCAAAAGGTAGTAAACAACCTAAGGGGCCATGGGTAGACATTTGTAGAAAAGACAAGGATGGTAAACACCCCCCATGTGGTAGGTCAGATGCCGATAAGGGTGCGTATCCTAAATGTAGAGCTGCGGGTGTTGCGGGTAAAATGTCTGCTGCGGAAAAAAAGAGTGCATGTGCACAAAAAAGAAGAGCCGAAAAGAAAGATACTCAAACAGGTAAGGGTCAAAAACCTATAATGACATCACATAAGAAAAAAACAAAAAAAGAATCTACAGAACAATTGGTTAATTTGGTTGTAGAGAAGTTTAAAGTATCGTCAGACGAATACCAAAAGTTATATGAGGATGAGACTTATTTATTGGTTGCCCCTTTAACACACAACGCTTCTTGTAAGTATGGAGCCAATACAAAGTGGTGTACAACAAATAGAGATAGTGATGAGATGTTTGATGAACACATCATTGGCGGTGTATTGGTATATTTGATTATTAAAGACAAAGAGTTGTCTGAGAGATTAAACAATTCAAAATTTGGTATCTATCGTGGATGGGGTGGAGAACACGGAAGGTCATTAGTATATGATGAACTAAATAACGAACACCTTAATGGTGAACAATGGTTATCCAACGAATTTGAAAAGATAGATAAAGAAATGGATTACTATAAATTAATGAGGTTATATAATCAATATTATGACTTTATGGATAAACCTTCAAAAATAACAATGAAAAATTTAAAAGAATCAATCAAAAGTGTTTTATCTTCTTATGTTGAAAAGAAACAAAACATTTCAGAAGAATTACAATATCATATTGATAACAATATCCCCGTGTCAGAGAACGTATACAGAGTGGGTAGTGAAAAGTATTTTGAAATAATAAAAGAAGCCAGAAAATTAAGAAATGAGGGACATTACTTTAATGAAGAAGATAATGAAATATTGGATTCGGATTTGGGTAAGTTCTTTATCTATGAAGGTGAAAGATTACCATTGGATTTCCCGATGATTAACGAAGCCGAATATCAGGGTAAAAAAGTTGAATTGGGTAAACCAAAAAAGGGGGGTTCTAAAAAATGGTATGTTTATGTTAGAAATCCTAAAACAGGTAAGATTGTTAAAGTATCTTATGGTTCACCTGTTATGACGGCTAAATGGAATGACCCTGCCGCTCGTGCATCATTTGCGGCAAGACATCAGTGTGAAAAGAAAAAAGACAGAACTAAAGCAGGTTATTGGGCGTGTAGAGCACATAAAGATTTTGGGAACAATGTTCCAGGAAGATATTGGTAATGGTATACAATCAAGAAGATTTGGGTAAGAATAAATTCAGAAGAGTTTTTACTGAAAATGTGGACTCTGAAGAGTTGGTATGGCACCGTGACCGTGAAGACCGTGAGGTTTTTGTGGAATCAAGTAATGGTTGGATGTTACAAATGGACAATGAACTACCTCAGGTCTTGCAGGAGGGACAGAAATACTTTATACCTAAAGAGACCTATCACAGAATTTTTAAAGGGACTGGTGACCTTAAAATCGTTATTGATGAAAGTGTCGGTAAGATACGTATACCTAAGGTCGTAAAAGAGAATATTAAAAAGGGTTTGTGGTACTTAAAAAAGAGTGGTAAAAAATCTAATGTATTTGAATCAATTCACAAATCAGATTCTGTTAGTTTAGAAACAATATTAGAGTTTAAAAAGTTTTTTGATTCTCACTCAAAAAATGTAACCTTAAATGAAAGTTTTAAAGGTGAACCACAAAAAGACGACAACTATATACAATGGCTGTTGAGGGGTGGAAATGCCGGTTACAATTGGGTTATTAGGGAAACAAAAAAGAGGGTCTAAACCCTCTCTTTTTCTTTTTTCTTAATTTTGACTGAAAACCCATCTTCTGTAAACATCTGTGGGTAGTCAAGATAGAAATAATCAATGGCTCTTTCAGCATCAACCGCTTGAGTTTCCATAATTATTTCATCATCTTTTGAAAGTTGATAGGTAACGTGTGACATCTTTTTTTGTTTTAAGGTACAAATATATGATTTATTTTTTACCTGAACAATATTTTCCAGAACATTTTTTCTTTCCGTCTAAACCTGGCATTTTTCCTTTACACACTTGTACTGCATATCCATTAGCATATGCTGAGGGATAAACTTCAAACTTAGCCTTAGCTGCTGATTTTCCTCTAGCACAAAGTGTTGTGTCTTTCTTTTTTTTCTTTTTCTTTTCGTCAATGACTCTTCTTATAATTTGTTCAAGTAATTTTCTTTCTTCAATCATATTAACATCATCAATATTCATTGATAATTCCATACCATCTTTTTTAGTTTCATTCATCATAAAATCAAAAACTTGGTCTAAATTATTTTTTGATTCTGCAATGTGGTCTTGAGCCCAATCATGACCATTATCTAAAATTGATTCAACCATATCTTGGTCTAAATCTAGTAACAAATCACATTGTCTTCTCATTTGTTCTAGATTACTAAAAAACATGTATCTTTCGCCTTTCATTATTTCTTATTTACGATTTGGAATTTTAATGTTCTCTTATAAGTATCTATGTTTCTATCTGTAAGCACTTTCATATCAACAAAATATTCGTTTGGTATTTTGTCTCGAGTGTCAAATACAAAATAATACCCATCTGGTGTTCTGTTAATTTGTGTCCAATCTTGAACTTGTACCTCAGTGGTACCCTCCATAACATATATTCTATAAAACGCTTGAATATCATTAACAACTTCGGCAACAGAATAAGCTTTCTTAATATAAACGCTAACATTTCTAACGTCAGTATTTAATATTTTCTCATCTTGTTTTATGCCACTATACTCAAACCCATAAATTTTTGGTTGCTCAGTTCGAGTACCAATTTGGTAATAACCATCCGCAGATTTTAAAACAAATTCATTTTCAACATCGGATATATTTGAATTGTTAACTGTTAAATCATACCACTTATCATAGTAGAAACAAGGTACTGTAGTTGCGGTTAACCCTGATACTTGAACTTTATAAACACCTTCAGTCACTAAACATGATGTTAGTCCCGTAAATTCTGAGATTGCATCACCATTACCATCTAATATGTCTACTGTTGGTGGTGTGTCAAAATTAAATGGGTTACCATTATTGTAGGCGTATAGATAGAGATAATTTGTATTTCCTTGATAGAATACATTTCTATCATCTAAAATTAAATCATCATAATTAGTTTCTAAATATGGTTCATAAAAAGTTTGAGTGTGAGGTGAAAAGAACCCTACAGAATAATTCTCAGTTAATCCACTAATATTTTCAACTTGTGGTAAATATGCAATTCCATAACCCGTTCTTCCTGTTGTTCCTCCTGATAAAATAGAATTAATTTCATCAGTCATATCAAACTCAATATCCTCATCACCAAATTCAAAATGTTGAGTATCTAATATTGTGATGGCAGAGTAATTACAACCTGTAAGACCTGTTAATGAATTAGTATTATCATAAATCCCTGAAACCGACCAATCACCAATTGTCGTTGTTTGGAACCAATTTGAAGGTCTATCTGAAAAACTTCTATCTGTAGTTAATGAATCAGGAATACTCATACTATTAGATGCATTTAACGCTCTTGAATTGTTATAGTAATCGTATCCAACACCAGAATCCCATGTTTGAATGTCTCCTGTATCACCTGAAACTCTTGGTATTTTAAATAAAACTAAGTCAAATGATGTTGCTCTTCTTCTACCTTGAGAGGTTTTACTATTTAATAATTCTGTGTCAAACGATGATGTATTTGTCATTCTTAAAGTGTGTGTTATACCCGTTAGAGTACAACCTGTGGAGATTACACCATCATTAAATTTTGTTTGTAGTAGATTTAAATCTAAATCGAATATGTATCGGCTATATCCTTTAGGTGCAATTACATCATCAACTCTACCATAAAAAAGCTCAACCACAGGGTTTCTTGCTGTGTTTGTGTATGAGTTGTAAATTAGTGTATTACTTTTATTAAAATACGATTTATGAATTGACATTTGTTCCTTTTATCTAATAAATATCAATTAATCTTAATATTGCCATTTAATATTTTTTGTTGAGCATTTAGTATCTCGTTAAGAATATCTTGAGCAGTTGTACCATCTTGTGATGTTGGTACGGGAGGTAGACCAGGATACGGATGTACGTGAGTGATTAAAAATTTAACTATTAAATTTAATAACTCCATCAGTTCCTCACCTCTAACTAAAGATGATGTGTTAGGGTCAATATCATTTAATATTTTATCTTGGGATATTCCGTATATATCAAAATCTGAAAAATCAATTTGTGATTTACCACTTCCTGTTCCAAGAACGTTGTTACTCAGTAAATATAATTTTTTACCACCCATTAATGCCACAGATTCATCAACTGTGTTTATTTCTTCTTTTCTATATGAGTCATCTTTTAATCTAAAAGGTACAGTATCATCACCTTTTATATTATAAACCAAACTATAACCGGGTGTAATATCTAATTCATTTAACCTTACTTTATTTAAAATAGACCCAACATTTTTTGTGGTATTAATATCACTCGTTGTGTCAATATTAGAAATGTATGAAAATAAAGATGATTTAGGTCTAAAGTAATATGGAAATTGTGCACCAGCACTTAATTGTGTGTCAGGTGCGAAAACACCTGATAAGGTACCAGAGTGAAACTCTTTAATAAAATCATTTATAAACGTAATAACTTGGTCCGAAGATTTATTATCAAACGGTAAAATCATTATAGATGTAGATATTGAATTATTTAATACAGTATCTATATCAAAATTGGCGGTATTTGTTTGTGGAACTTCACTAGGTAACCTATATAATGTTACATCCCCTCTAAAGTTATTTTGAGTATTTTCAGGATTGTAGATATTATACTCAATTAAATACTTTATAAAAGTATCATCTTTTATTAGTCTTTTTCTATTCTGTTTATCACCAAGAGTTTTTGTAAAATCAAAATTTGAAAGTTGTAAGAACGCTCTTTTTCCATTCGCGTCAGGCATATTTGGTGGATTCAGTGCTTTATATTTTCCCGCCCTGATTAATACTTCATTATCCTTTACAATAATGTCGGCACTCCCCCTACCCAAAATAGAATTGTCACCAGGCTCAGGAAATATTCCTTTTGTTTTGTCATTAGTATATCCTAAATTTCTTTTATTTTCATTATTACCGCTAATAATCCCTTTAGAAAATTGAACTGCATCAAATAAATCTTTTGATGCTTGAGTCGATAAATTGACTTTAATATTTTTAGGTCTTGGTAATCTTGACCCCGAGTCTAAATGAGTTTTAGATATTTCATGGTCCTCAAAGTTTATGTTTACGGGTGTTGAAAGTGGACCACATACATAGAATTTATTTTTAGATGTTCTTGCAGACCTATATTGAAAAAATAAATTTACATATTCATCTATTTTCGGTACGGTATTAATATAATACGGTAAAAGAGGTAGAAAAACGAAAGGGTCTATATATGACCAGGGACCATTTTCATCGGGGGTTGCACTATTTTCCTTAAACCCTTTTGAAGATTTAAGAAGTTCTTGTTCAACATCATTCGCGGGTTTAACTCTAATTCTACCGAGCATTAACGGGTCTTGATTGTCTACAACCCTACCTTCAAAAAATACTTGAGTATTTAATATGTTATCAATAATACCCATTATTTATTGTTCCTTTTTTGGTACTCCTCTAATAGTTTATTGTAAGCCCTTTCTAAACCATCTAAATGGTATGTTAATTTTACTATATCTTCTTTTGTTCTTTCAAAATCAATATTAATAAAATCCATGGCGTCTTTTAAATCTTGATTAGTACTATTTTTATAGTCTAACAATACTGTTTTTATTTTATTCTCGTCCATAGTTACATTGATTTACCCCAACCTTTTGCGGGTACAGTTAATCCTGCAGGTGTTATTGTTAATGATGGAATAAAGATTTCAGATTTTCCATTTTCCGTTTGTTCTTGGTTCATACCTTTAACCATATTTAAAATTCCCATATTCATTAAGTTAGGTGAACCATCTGGTAAGTCACCAGTTGGTAATCCTGATTTTTGTAAATTTTCAACAATGTTTGAAAAGGCTCGTATATCTGAAACACCGGGTAATAGGGCACTTCCTGCCAATAAAGGTAATGGTACACCTAATCCTGGTAAACCTAAAGACTGTAACCCTAAGTTTAATAATTTAAGTATTTCATCTACAATACTTTTACATTTTCGATAGTCCAAAAATCCTGTACCTAACAGATAAAGTGCATATATTATCGAACTATACATTTTAACTCTTTTGTTTGCAGCTTCAGCCGAAATTCTTCTAAGTATGTCACCAACAAGTCGTTTTACATTTTTCTTTATTAAATCAAATAATTCTTCAATGTAAATAGATAAGGTTCTACTCATTAAGTTAACTACAAACTTTTTAAATTTATTTAAGAATGTTTTAAGGTTGTCAATACCATCACCAATTAAAACACCTAAAGCTTTTGCAGCCACCATTATACCAAATACAGTTTTTGGTGATAAAATAGTAGACATTAATGCTCTAGGTAATTCTTTAATAAAATCTACTTTTAAAGTTGCATTTATATTAAACTTTGGTAATGTTAAAGTTTTCCAATCTTTACTATTTGCAGTACCATCTAAAGTGTCTTCTAAATATTTTATTTTTTTAGCGTCCGAAGTTTCTCCTTGAATTTTTTTAATCGCTTCGGTAAGACCAACAACATCTACGGGTAATTTCACATTATCACAATCTTCAAATTCAACCACACCCTGTTTTATATTATCAAGTTGAGCGTCGATATTTCTTAAATCTAAAGGTGTCATTTCAAAAAATGATTGGTCTAATAAATCTAAGTCTGATAGTTTTGCATTACCACTAACAGCAATTTCCTGTGTGTCATCAAAACATAATCCCATAATACGGGTTAGTATTTTTTGCCATTTTGCAACGTCTATCTGTTTTCCATCAGACCTTTGTCCTGAAATATCAAACATTGCAAATAAACTTTGGAATACATTTGTTATTAAAACATCAAAGTTTAATATGTCAATAGATTGGTAATAGTCCATTAAAAAATCTGATATTCTTTTTACTCCGTTAGTTTGTTTAACTAACGTCACTTTTAAAAAGTTACCTATATTACCATTATCATCTTGTTTTGTGTATTCAAAATCAAATATTCCTGTGTTTGATGCGCCTATATAATCACTACCAGTATCACTTTTAAAACTAACTCCCTCATCTTGAATACGCCCATATATGGCTCTATTCATTGAAAAGGGTATTGTACCTGGATTTGTTGAAACCTTCTCATATAATAAACCAACAGGTTCATCATCAGGACTATTTTTTAATTGGTCAAATAAATCAATAGATTCGACTTTAATGTATAACGGTTGGTTTAAAATAAATTCTTGTTCTTGAGAACACCCTATGGCAGCTAAAATCTCTTCTACTAATATCTGTAAAACTTTTTCTTTTGCTTTTATCGATGCTAAAGAAAAAACTTTAAGTAGTGTACTATTGTAATTAGAGGTTTGATTATTTGGTAATGTATACTTGAAAATATCTAAAAGCTCATCAAATTGAGTTTTTACTGTTTTGATAGATTTTGTAACACCTGATGATGACTCTGATAATGTTCTTTTTATATCTGAAAGGTCTATACTTTGAGCATCACCATCTTGAGATTTTTTTAATTTTTTCCCATTTTCGTCATTTTCAAGAACAGTAATATAAGCACTTAACTTATTTTTAATTTCAGAATAATCTTGGCTTAAATCAATAGACATGGTGGTATACTTATGTTAGTTTATACCCATCATTTTTACTATCTTTATCTAAATCTCTTTGAATTAATGATTGTAATACATCATCGTCCATTTCGGCTAAATTAAATGATTCACTATCATTATTAGATGCTTTTTCCCAAATTGAAGATTGTAGTTTAGAAAGAGTTAGTTTTTTTTCGATGGTATCGTTTATTATCTTTTGTTGTTCTTTTATGACAGGACCTATTACTGTCATATCTTCAGGGTCTTTTAGCATAGCCAACATTTTATTTTGAATTCTAACGGCAGTAGTTCTTTGTTCTACAAGCTCATTGTAGATTTCCTGCATAAGACTCAAAACCGAATCTTTAGATAGTACTATTTCTTTTTTCTTAGGTCTTGCCATAATACTATAAATATTAAATTTAAAATTTTATTGATTATTAATATTTCTCATTAGTTCGTAATAGAGATTTTTAAACTTTTTCATAGAAGTTCTAATTTCTTTTGTTGTCAAATTAGTCATTTCTCTAATTGAAAGTAAAATAATATTTTTGTTAAATTTGTTATTATCCGTTCCAATGAATATTTCTTCGTAATTATCAAATAGTTCCATTAATGCAAAACCTAATTTTTTTTCGTTTGTATTTAGATTTTCAGTTTTTATAAAATCACGTAACTGTTCTAAAAACTCTTTAATAACTTGGTCAGGTTCAACTTTTTCATATTCAAGATAATAAACCATATCAGGTCGGTTTTCTAAACTACTAGATATATCTTCGTAAGATATTTTCCTATTAGTTTCTTTTTGGTCTTTTATTATTTGACCCATCAAATAATTTTTACATATTGTACCAAAATAAGAATAGGCTTTTTTATTACGTGCAGGTTTAAATTTATCAACCTTTGTAATTAAAAAAGAATGAGTATCATGATGGATTTCTCTAAAATCCATGTCTTTTCTGTAAAGTTTATACCTTCGAATAATTGACTCAATCATTTTATCTAAAGGGGCTCTTAAGAATTCATTATAAATTTCATTTTTTTCGGATATAGTAGAGGCGGTCAGAAACATTCTAACCGCTAACTCTTCACGCTCGGCGAAATAGTTAGTCGTAGTTTTTGGTTTACGACCTCTTCTTTTAACTTCCGTGTTTAGAGAGGAAGCTGATAATCCTTCTACAAACATTAAGCATCGATAGATTCATATTTTATGTTTCTATCGTTGGTAAAGAAATATTCTTTTTTTGCTGATTCTAACCAAAACTTAACTTCATTTTCTGATAAACGATTTTTATCGTTTTTATAATTCCAAAATATTGAGCCAACTCTAAGATTAGTGTGTTTGTAACCAATTCTAGGTATTGTCATTATTTGTACAGAGTTATAAGTTAATCTTAACAACAGTTCATAAACAAATGTTAATTTCATTGATTTTTTAAATCCGCCAAAATCATCAAAAACTTCTTTTTTAATAACCATTCCACTACTTTGGAAATTTTGGTAATTCAACAATACTTCGTTTGTTAATATACCAATTTCACTGTTCATACTGGCGGCAAATGTTGCTTCATTTGTAAATCCTGCAAAAACACCTTTCTCATCAACATCAACGACAATTGGTAAAAATCCTTGTACGTTTGGATATGCCCGTGCATATCTATCTACATTTTTTACCCAAATTGATGCGTATTCATCGTCAAACTCTAATACTGAAACCCATTCTGATTTTGCATTTGTAACACCTAAATTCACTTGTGTTGCAAAATCCGTATCACCGTTATTTTTAATTATATTAACGGTTAAACCACTATAGTCAAATTCATTAATAATAGATTCTAATTGTTCTTCACCTGAGTGGACAATTACTAATTCGTTTACAGGTACTGTTTGATTTATTACTGATTGTACTGACCTACTAAATAACTCATCAAAATCTTTATGTTTTGATGATTCGATAGGTAAAATTATTGATAAGTTAAAATTTTCCATAATTAAATTTCTTCTGTTACTTTTGATTTATCCAATTGTTCTTGGAACGATTCTTTTCTTATGTCAAAATATTCATTAAATAAATTTAAAACATTAGAATTAAAAAGATTTTCATTTTGATATTTTTTAACAGTCTCTAAAGAGTTTTCATACAATGAATCTGAGATGTTATCTTCTAACCAATTCTGTATAAATTCTGCTAATATATCTACAATGTTATTTATTTCATATGTCCAAACACCATTGTAATCTGTCATCCATTCAGGCTTCATATTTGGAACTTTACCAATCACAGGTGTTCTTGAAGCCATAGATTCTAATGGGAATGTCCCGAATCCTGATTCATCATCAACCCAAACAGAAACAAAACTATCTTTTAGATATTCAGAATACTGTTGTTGTGTAATGTTTTTCATATCTCTAAATGTTATCCATCTAAATTGAGGGTATTTTAGATAAAAAGTTTTAATGATTTTTGCAGTATTTCTAGGTTCTCTACACAATATAGAAACAATTGGTTTTGATGGTTTTGTTTTTTCAGAAAAAATTGTTGGAATTAAAGGTTCTAAAACATCTAAGTCTGTTGATTTCATAACCGTTTTAATATATTCCGATTGTGTTTTATTTGTTGTAATACCTTTTCTAAAACCATATTGTGCCCAATTAACACCGGGAGCCATAGTCTCTAACATATAATCGTAAGACTGACACAGTATTATTTTTCCACATGGGAAATTTGAAATCTGCTCTAATACGTGACCATATAATTCAGGTATAATGATAAAATCATCAGGTGTAATTTCCAAATTTTGGCCTTCAATTGCTTGGTGTGGTAATTCCATATACTCTTCACCTAGCCATTCACCAACACCTGTATATTCTTTTGCTTCATGCATAATAATAGGGTTAAAACCATGTTCTTTTAAGGTCATGGCAATTTGATATGTGTAACGGATTGAACCTTTACCATTTCCTTTAGTATCTTGTACTAAAAAATAAATTCTTGATTGTCTATTTGACAATCTTTTAATAGATTCTTCTATTTTTAATAATTTTTCGGGTTCCATATTTTATAGACTTTTTAGTATGTTATGTTTTAATAAAGTATTAAATGCAAATCTAAAGGGAATACTTAAATCTTTTGTGGCATAAGTGCCAAGGTTTTCATCGTAGTCCTCTTTTTCAGTTAATAATACTTCAATCATTATTTTTAATAATTCAAATTTGACCAAATTTACATTGTGTTCATTTTCTTTTTCTTCGTATTGAATTGTTATTTGACGGTCCAACTCATCGAAATCAAAATAATATAGTTCTCCAAAAATTTTAATCATCACTTTTTAATTTTAATTCTGCATATAAATCTTTTAAGTCCTCAAGATTTTCTATTGTATAATCCGATTTAATACCTTCATTGTATGATGTTTTATATTTTATTTTAATTAGATTGGGATTTTCAAACATCAATAAATCGGGATTTGATGTAATGATTAAATCATAATTTGATATAACATCCTCTAATGTTATTTTAGAATAAAAAATAATTTTTTCAACCAAAGAACCATATTTTGATAAAAAAAATAAAGTTGCGGGTTTTGATTTTTGTATTTCATCAGAAATTATGGAGATATCGTGATTATCTCTTAAATCTTCATAAATCTCATTCATTACATTAAATGAATTCGGTTTAACTGATGGAGCATGTCCAAAAATATTCATAGGAAAATCAACATAAAGAAAATCATATAAACTTTCTTTATTTGGAAATACAAAATGGTCCAAAAGATTTAAGGATGTGACAGGTAAATTTAATTTATATTCAAAATCTTCTTCACCTTCTTCTTTAATATAATCATCAATAAAAAACTTTTGGTATACTTCTTCAGCCTTACCTAAAGTATTTCTTAAAACACCATTTACATCTACCGCAATTTTCATTCTTCGTATCTATCTAAAATTTTTGTAATTAATGGGTTTCTAATAATATCATTTGATTTAAATTCAAATACACCAATATTATCAATTTCTTTAAACCTTTCCATAGCATCCCATAGACCTGATTGAGTTTTATCTTTATATCTGTCTGTTTGTTCTAAGTCTCCTGAGATAAAAAATTTAGAATTAAAACCAATACGGGTTAGTAATAATTTCATTTGTTTTGGTGTACAGTTTTGAGCTTCTTCAAAAATCAATATTGAGTTATCTATGTTCATACCTCTCATATATGCTAATGCGAAAACTTCAATAATGTCAGTATTCTTAAGTTTTTCTCTTGATTCTTTACCTATAATTTTGTTTAACAAGTAATAAGATGGAAAAATATACGGGTCTAATTTTTCTTCAACATTACCCGGTAATGCCCCTAATTTTTCTTCAGCCTCAACTGCCGGTCTGACGATTATTATTTTTTCATAAGAATTATTTGGGTCAATTAATAATTGAACTGCGGCACTCATTGCAATATATGATTTACCAACACCTGCAGGACCCGTACATATTGTTATTTCATTATTCTCTAAAGTATTGTAATATTCTTTTTGAGATTCAGTTAAAAATTTTTTTCTTGGAGTTTTTTTAATTAATGAGTTAATAAAGTCTTTAGTTGTCATTTTTGGTGGAATACTATTGTTAGCTTCACCATTTGTTTTGCGTACTGCCATATATTATTAATATTATTTTTATTAGTTATAATTTATAAAAATTTAACCAATAATCAATCATTTCATCCATCATAGTCTCAAAAGTGTATTTTGGCGACCATCCGGTTTGTGTTCTTAATTTTGTCGAATCTCCCTTTAAATCATTAAGTTCTTCAGGTCTTAAGAATTTTTCATCTTGTTTTACATAATCCCGATAATCTAAACCTAATTTATTAAAAGTATATTCACATAAATCTCTTACTGTATGTGAAATACCTGTTGCACATACATAATCATTTGGACTATCTAACTGAAGTATCATCCACATTGCTTCTACATAATCCTTAGCATGACCCCAATCTCTAGTTGCGTCTAAATTTCCTAATTTTAACACATTTGATAGTCCTAATTTTATTTTAACGGCTTCTTTAGCAACTTTGTTTGTTACAAAGTTTGTACCTCTTCGTGGAGATTCGTGATTAAAAAGAATTCCATTAGAAACAAATAAGTTATATGAATTTCTGTAATTTCTACAAATGTTATAACTAAATACTTTTGCACATCCGTATGGGGACACTGGGTTCATTGGAGTTGTTTCTCTTTGGAAACCGTCCTCATCTATTGAGTTACCAAACATTTCAGATGAGGATGCCTGATATACTTTACTATCCGGTTTAATCATTCTTACTGCCTCTAACAAATTTAACGACCCTAATCCTGTTACGTTTGAGGTATAGATTGGCTGGTCAAATGAGATTCTTACATGTGATTGAGCAGCTAAATTATATATTTCATCGGGCATTACTTTTTGTAAAACAGATATAAGTGATGATAAATCTGTCATATCTGCATAATGCAAAATAATTTTGTCAAATATTCCGTCTAATCTTGCAGTTTGATTTTCTGCTACAGAATTTCTTTTTAATGTACCATGTACTTCATATCCTTTATCTAACAAGAACTCGGCCAAGTATGAACCATCTTGTCCGTTAATTCCTGTAATTAACGCTTTTTTCATATTAAGAATGTTTGTTAATTATATCTGTTATTTTTTGTATATCGGTTTCCGTTAGGTCTTGATGATTTGGTACGTAAAAACCATAATCATCTAATAATTGACAATTTTCTAATTCAACTCTACCGTATTTTAAATACCACATTGGTTTATTTGCCATATTACCTGCAATTAATGGTCTAACTTCAATGTTATTATTAATAAGCTCTTCAACAATCTTATTTCTATTTTTGTTAAGAATAGGTATTGCAAAACTTGATATAAAATCAGTATTTCTTGTATCTAATTGTAATTGATTAGATTTTAAATTTGACTTGTAAAATAAAAAGTTTTTATTTCTTATTTTACTATAGTTGTCTAATTTTTCTATAGCCCTTAATCCAATAAATGCTTGTAAATCTGTAGAACGTAAGTTCATACCTGGTACGTAAAAATTATATAGAGAATCAAAATCTGAAGATTTATATTTGTTTCTTAATTCTTCTTGTGTTTTTCTTGGTAAATCCCTGTCCCAACCATGACTTCTCATCATTAATAATAAGTGATAAAATTCTTCATCATTTGTATTAATAAACCCTCCCTCTATTGTTGATAAGTGATGTCCAAAATACATGGAATAAAAAGACGCCAAACCAAATGAACCTAAATATTTACCATTAAATTTAGAACCCATACTTTCACAAACATCTTCTAATAATATTACATCATAGTCATTACAAAGTTTTAGTACCTTGTCCATTTCTGGTACCAATCCCAAAGGTGATACCAATATTAAAACTGATGGATTTTCTTTTTTAAATAACTCTTCTAAATGATTTAAGTCACAAGACAAATCATCTAAATTACAATCACATAAAAAAGTCTCATACCCTAATAACATTGGACTACTTACATCGGTAGCCCAACTCAAACCTGGTACAATTATTTTATTATTTTTTAATTTATTTGAATGTAAAAGGGCTGCTAATGTTAATAATATTGACGATGAACCCGAGTTTACAAAAACGGAATACTTTGTACCCATTTTCTTTGCCCATTTTTCTTCAAGCTCAATAGTTAACTCACCTTTTGTTAATCTAGGAATCTCATCTTGAGATAACCATTCTATTAAATGATTTATATCATTTTTATCGATTGTATCGCTGACTAATTTTATCATAAACTTTTTTTATACCTTTATTAAAAGGTAATGGTTTAAAATTTATAAGTAAATCTTTTAATTTTTGAATTGATACATCTTTCCTATATTGACCATCAGGCTTAGTAATGTCAAAATTTAGTTTAATGTGATTTAAATTTAATTCGTTTAGTGATATCTCAGCCATTTGTCTTATTGATAAATTTTCTTCGGTAGCAACATTGAAACTTTCGTAGATTTCTTTTGTTAAACATTCATTAATTACCCAAGCCAAATCATCTGAATGCATGAATTGTCTTAATGGGTTACCGGTCCCAAATAAATTTATTTCATTTTTTTCATTAACAACTGCGTTGTGTATTTTTTCTAAAAGTGCAGAAACAAAATGACTGTTGTGACCTACTTTGTCATTTTCACCATACAAATTACATGGAGTTAAATATTGATATTTTGTACCGTATTGTTTGTTTAATGCATCTATTTGTACCGCCAAACATCTTTTTGCGTATCCATATGAAAAATTTGTAATCGTTGGTGGACCTAAATGTAAATCTTCTTCAGACATAGGATATGTATCAACTTTATCGGGATAGATACAAGTAGATAAAATTCCAATAAATTGTTCTACATTATTTTTAAAAGAATGTTCGACCATCAATGTATTCATTTGAACATTATCAACAAAATATTGATATGGTCTTTCAATATTATCTATAATACCACCAACTCTAGCGGCTAAGTGTACGACCTTTTTTGGTTTATATGTTTTAAACATTTTGATTACGTCTTCTTCTTTTGTTAAATCGTAATCTTTAGATGAAATGTATATGGCATCGGGTAATAATTTTTTTAAAGATTGTCCAACCATTCCTGAACCTCCGGTTACTAAAATTTTCATTTTGTTTAATTTATAAAAAAGCATTTATTTGTTCTGTAATTTCTTCAAAAGTATTGTCCTCTACCCAATTTTTTTTAAATAAAATTTTTGTAGTTTCTTTAGGTAACCAATTAACAATGTCCATTTTATGTCTACAACTTGTCATATTGGTTAAAACCATATTCTTTTTTAATCCTGCGGCCATTGGCCAAATACCACTATCCGTAGATACAAAAACTTTACAGGTCGACAAACAATATAAATCATCCATCATGTTTCTATCCTCATATTGTGCAAAATCTATAATGTTTTCATGTACAGGTAAGGGAGTTTGTTTTGAATCACCAAGTCTAATAACTTTGTAACCTAAATTAGCATAATAAAGTGAAATTTTAAAAAAAGTATCAATATTTATAAATCTTTTATTTTCAAAATTTGCACCATCAATTCGTTTATCAAAAGTTCCTTTTTCTCTAAACTGAATTACAATTGCGTTTTTTGGTAAGTTATGTTTATTTTGGTATGTTTCATGAGGAAATTCAAGAGAGGCTTCAGGTGTGTGTTTTAAATCTGACCACATTGCTGGATATTTTAATCCGTTATAGGCGTATGGTTCAGGCATATAAACATCCTTGTACTCATCAAGTGAAAAAAAATTATTTTTTAAAATTGTACCAACATTACTAATATTAATATTATTAAAAATCTCTTTTGGTATTAGTTTTATATCCTGCTCTTTTACATTTTTAATACATAAGGCAAAATACTTTTGAAATTCGTTTTCAACATAAATCTTAGGTTTTACATCTGGATTTAAATGTAAGAATTTAGATAGTCCAACAGTATGTTCTGCTGAATTACCTAAAGCATTTTCATGTCTCCATATTGCAAATTTTAATTCTCCCATCCTAAATATTTTTTTATATTTTGTGGTGTGTGATTAATTTTGTTTTTAACTAAAGCGTCAATGTATTTATCAATCGCCAATACTAACATGGGTCTTTTTTCTTTAAAAAGGTATTCTGATTTTTTTCGTAATTCCACTAATCTTTCATCATCTTTACACATGGCCATTTCGTCCTCTAAGTACCAATATCGGATGTGTACAATACATAATTTATCAATTAATTCGGAAAATGTATCTGTGTGGATATTATCATAATTTGGGAATTTATTGTCTTTAAGTATTGAGTCTACAAAGTTACTTATTTTATCATCTATTATTTCACCGGCAGTTAAATCGTCAAAAAATGATTTATCCGAATTTGCCTTATCATCAATTAATTTATCGTAGTGTAATTTTTTACCAACTCTTAGTTCATGATATTTTACACCCCACGAGTCTAATTGATTTTTTGTTACATCATACCAATCTATTTTTGTTTGAGCACCTCTAGCTGTATCAATAATAATAGTATTACCATCGTCATATAGTTTATTTACAATGTTAATACGTTCAATTATTGGTTCTGCTTTATCATACTCACTTTTTGTTAGTGTGCATAAAGTACCGTCTAAATCAAAGCAATATATCATTTGTCTTTCTTAGTTTTTTGATGATAGGTAATTCACTATCATAAACTACCTTAATGCCATCACCTAAAACATTTTCCATTTTTCTTATACCTTCAACTAATTCCTCAACATTCTCAATAGAGGCAGATTGGTCAGAGCCATACATAGTTCTATCTAAAGTAATGTGAAATTCAATACATTCTGCTCCAAGAGAAACTGCACCAAACATAGGAACTAAACCACTATGGTGATTTGAAAATCCAATTTTGTATTGTGGATATTTTTGAGATAGTGTTGTGATATATCTTAAATTCATTTCTTCTTCTTTTGTTGGGTAAGTACTTGTACAAGCCAAAACATATTCAACATTATTTAAAATATTTAATGCTGCTTCAATTTCCTCTTCATTTGACATACCAGTTGAAACAATTATAGGTTTACCTGTAGCATTCAATTTTTCTAAAAATGATTTATCGGTTAATAGTGCCGATGCAATTTTATGGTATTTTACGTTTAGATTAGATTCAACTAACTCTAAACTAACTTCATCCCAACAAGAAACAATAAAATCAATACCAATTTCATTACAATAATTTTCAATTTCTTTATATTGTTCAATTGAAAATTCAATACCTTCTTTTTGTTCCCTAAATGTAGTGCCCCAGGGGGATTCTCTGTGTGATGATAATTCTTCAGGTGTATAGACAGAGTCAATATCTCTTTTTTGAAATTTAACTGCGTTACAACCAGATTCTTTAGATTTTTTTATCAATTCTTTGGCTATATTCATATCACCATTATGATTGATTCCGATTTCTGAAATAATGTAAGTGCTCATAATTTTTATTTTTTAAACATTTTATTTTCTACAATTTCTAATACTGTGTGTCCAATTAACATGTGACATTCTTGAATTCTTGCCGTATCTTCTGATGGGATTACTATCGATATATCAGACATGTCTTTCATTAATCCTCCATCTCTACCAAGAAATGAAACAACAAACGCGTCAGGATTAGATTCAATTAATTTTATTATATTTTTAGATTTTCCTGATGTAGATAAACATATTACCACATCACCTTTTTTAAATGATGATTTAAACTCTCTTGAAAATATTTCTTCATAAGAATAGTCATTAGCCACTGCAGTAAGATATGATAAATTAGAACCTAATAATACTACTTCTAATGGTTCTCTATCAAAATAAAATCTACCATTTAGTTCTGCCGATAAATGTTGTGAGTCTGCAAAACTACCACCATTACCACAGAAATAAATCTTATTTCCATTTTTATATGTTTCAATAATAATATTACTAATTTCATATATTTTATTGATAATATTCTCATCATTCAACAATGATGTTTTTAATCTGATTGACTCAGATATGTTGTTTTTAATTGTTTCTACCATACTGTTTTTCCTCCATCAATTATTAAATTAGTACCTGTCATATAGCTACTTGCATCAGAACACATAAAGACAATAGCCCCCTTATATTCGTCAATGTGTGCCATTCTCCCCATCGGAATAATGTTAGATAATTTTTGTACAAATTCATCTGGGTGGTCATTATATACACCAGTTGGACTTAGACAGTTTACTCTTATGTTATCTTTGGCAAAATATGTTGCCAAATATTTTGTCATACCAATAACTGCCCATTTTGCTGCTGAATATGTTATTGGTTTTACGTTTTGTAAGTTTTTAGGTTTGGTCGGGTCTTCATAAATTCTTTGGTCAGGTGCTATAACACCCAAATCTGAAGATATATTTAAAATAACTCCACCACCTGTCTTTAACATTTTATTTGATATGCATTGTGATACTAAGAATGTGCCGTTAATTATTGCATCAATACCTTCAGAAAAATAGTCAAAAGTCATTTCTTCAAACCTACTATCGGGTGTAAGACTTTTATCATCTTTTGTAACCTTTGGGTCTTTTGCTGCGTTATTAATTAAAATATCAATTTTTGGAAATTTAGATATTACATCATTTATTGATTTTTTATCGACAACATCCATGTATTGGTAAAAAACTTTTTCCTTACCAAACTTTTCACTTAAATAATTAAACTTTTTTATAAGTGAATTTAAATCTACATCGGTTAATATTACAGATGCACCAAATTCTAATAAAGCTTCAGCATGTTTAGGTCCAAGTAACCCACCGGCTCCTGTAACCAACGCAACTTTATCCGTTAAATCAAAATAATTTACCATATTAAAATGTAATGTTTTTTTTAATCAAATTAAAGTGTTTATTAATATATTCATATTCATTTCCTGATATTTCTCTACATAATTGTAATATAAAGTTACCGTCATAATTAATTTTATTAAGGGATTTAAATATTGTGTTAAAATCAGTGTCTCCACTACCATATGGTACTGTAACAGAATCAAAAGTTCTATCTTTTATATGGACATTTAATATTCTATTTTTTAAATAAAATATATTTTTTTCATGGTTTACCTCTTCACCATAAAAAGAAGTCACATTACCGGTATCGTATGTAACATACACATTATCACCTAATTCAAATAATTCTGAAATTGTCTCGACATCACACTCAAACTCAAAACAAAAGTTAATGTTAGGGTAGTCAGTTATGAATTTCTTTATATTTTGTTTAAATTTATTTCTTATTTCAGGTTCTATAATTGAACTATCTTCTAATAGTGGGATGACAATGTTTTTAACTTTTTGTGTTCCCATTCTATCTAAAGTAGGTTTTAAATTATCCAACAGATAGTCAAAATCTACTATATTCTTAGATATTATATTATCAACACAAACTGATAATATATTAGATGAGCTTAAGTCATATAAAAAGAAAGGATTGTTTAAATAATTTTTTTCGGTTATAATCCATTCAATCCCATCTAATCCCATTGTTATTAAATCAAATAATTCCTCTCTCCAATAATGAATTGGAAATTCCTGTATTTGACCATCTATCGGCTCAGAGAGACGACCTTGTAAAACACCTATTTTCATTTTTTAAAATTGTATGGTGTTGAAACCTTTGAATCGATAATAAATTCATTGTTAAAATCTTTAATCTGTTGTTCGATGTCTACACCAACATTATCACTCCATTTGTCTAATAATCTTTTAGTTATTGGACCCATTTTACCATCACCAAAATCTATATAATTTACAGATTTCACTGGTAAGATACAAAATGGTGTGGCAGTCATAAAAGACTCATCGGATGTGTAAGCATCATATAAAGTAAGGTTCTTTTCAACACAAGGAATTCCTAATTCATCACATAACTCAAAAATATAATCTCTTGAGATTCCTCTTAAAATATTTCTACCTTCAGGTGTATATACAACACCATCTTTAACAAAGAATACATTATCACCACTACCTTCGGCAATAAAACCATCCTCATCTAATAAAAGAGCCCAATTGTTTTCTCCTTTAAATTGTGAAGCCTCAATGTTAGCCATCTGATAGTGGAGTCTACTTCTATTTTTAATTTTAGGGTCTAATAAATGATTTGGTATTGCTTTTTGATTAGTTACAACAGCGTTTATACCTTCATCAAATAATTTACCCATTCCACTAACTGTCCACTTTAATGGGAAATCTGCAACAATTACTGTCGCACCAACTTTATCGAACAAATGTGAATATAAACCTAATGGTCCTCTTGATATATTAATAACGAGTCTGTGTTCGTCAGTAGGTAAAAATAAAGGTTCATTAATTTCAATTACTTTGTTACAGATATCAATAAGTTCTTCTTTTGTATATTGTAATGGAATTCTTAAGATTTTAACACCATTTAATAATCTATCAATATGTTCTTCTAATTTAAATTGTTTTTTATTAAATGACCTTGTCATTTCAAAAACCATATCACCAAACATTAATGCTGAATCGTAAATTGAAATTTTAGCGTCCATTTCATTTACGTAATCTCCATTCATAAAAACTTTTCTACCTGTAGATAAAAAATGTTTTTTATAAAGATAAGAACAAAAATCTAAATCTTCGTAATTATCAATTTCAAACATTTTCCAACTTTCCTGTGTGACCGTACCAATCTTACCAAACAATCTATTTTTATTTTCTATAAAACCATTTTTGTTGAAGATATACATTGAACCGTTTTCAACAATCTGTGGATTGTGGTCCTGTCTTCTTTTTCTATTTAAAAAATCGTAATTTAAACTTTTTAATAAATCATCTTTTTTTTCCCACATTAAAAAATCTTCCAATTCACATGATGAGAACATTGAGTCATAATTGTTATTAACATAGTCATTTATCATCCTGTCTATGTCTGATGTCTCTCTTAGAGGTGATGTTACCTGTAAAAATACGATAGTATCAAAATCTTGACTGATATTTTCAATGGAGTGTAAAATTGCGTCTTCACTTGATGCAAAATCTCCCGATATCCCTTCAGGTCTTTTAATTGGTGTTGCTCCATAATCAGAAGATATGTTTAATATTTCATCACTATCTGAAGTAACAAATACTTCACTTATCAAGTTTGAGTTTTTTGCATTTAAGATGGTATGTGAAATAAGTGGTTTACCACAAAATTCAATTATATTTTTATTTGGTATTCCCTTACTACCACCTCTGGCGGGTATTATACAAGCTATTTTCATAATATATTTGGTATTGTTGTTAACGTATCTTTTAAATGACTAATTTCACTTAAATTATAAATTTTTGTACCTATGTTATTAGCACTATCATTAATAATTCTAAAATCGTTTAAGATATTTTTTAAATAAGGATTAAATGTGTCTCTATTAGTTGTAACACCATCAACATATCCTTTAGTGTAATCTAAATCACATCCTGCAATGTATATTGTTGAGAATCCCATTAGTATTGCCATTGCTAACATATGTGTTGCAACAGTATCGGAGGGGCTATACCTTTCATTATGTTTTGTATATGATTGTAAATGTTCCTGAATTGTTAATCTATCAGAAATTAAATTTCTACATCCTTGAGGACAGTAACCACATTCTTTACCATCAAAGTGTCTTTGGTCATACCCATAAAAATCTCTATTCATAATACCCTCAACATGATTTCTGGGTGTTGGGTCAACTGAATCTGCATAAATAATATCAATAGAATTTAAATTATTAATTCTTTGAATCATTCTTGGTATTGAGTTTGGTGACGAATTAGCCATCATCCAATAATTTGGTTCAATATCAGTCATTAAATCAAAATCATTTGTTGAAATTGTGATAGCTTTTTTACTTTTTATATACTCTAAATGAGATTTTAATGATGGTCCCAGTGCTGCTACAAAACCAATTTCACCTTTGTGTTTATTAATTAAATTTGATATGTCTCTGTAGTTACCCATGTTATATTAAATTATCACCCATTCTTTACAATATAAATCATCTGTGGGTAAATGTGAATTCTTTGGTCCAAACCAATTTTTTGGTATTATTACTTTTTTGTTTGGATTTTCATTTAACCATGCACCCCACCATGAAAATGTAGAGTTACATACGATATTGTTCTTACAGAATGACATAAGATATAGGTCTTCAAAATCAGTTGAATCCTCAATGAATATTTTATCTTTTATAAAATCAAAATTTTGTTTACACCAATCCATATCGTCAGAAAAAATTAAATATTTTTTTTCTTCTCCCATTTTTTGGTATGCGTTTTTGTAATAATTAATGTCTTGTACGTAATGAAAATCACTTAATCTAATGTAATCACCTCTTCTTACATGTATTGAGCATGTATCCTCACTTAATACTTCTGTATATTTTTCTTGAAGTTTTTTATTTGTTTGTTCGTCAATTTTGAATAACTCAAGAATTTCATTCCTATAGTTTTTAAAATATTTTTCACTTTGGAAATATCCGAATATTTTTACGTTACCTTCTACTTTTGGTAGTTCTCGATAATTAAATCCGTGTTCACCAATCCTTTCAAATTCAGGTAACTGATTTGTAAATTCAATTTTTCTAAAAATGTTATTAGTATATGTACTATAGTGTTTCTGAGGAACCATGTTATCAGAATAGTCACAAATAAATTTTTTATTATCTCTTAGAGATAGGGCATAGGCCGCACTTATTTGAAACATATAGTTTCCCAACCCACCCATAATTCTACAAGAAACAATGTCCATATTAATTTAAAAATTCGTTGATTTTATTTGTTAGTGATTTTTTATAATCTGAATACTTAAAACTAAGTTCATAATTTTTCTCAATATAAGTTTCCATGCTTTTATAAGTATTTTCATTTATATTGTTACAAACGTCAACTAATTCATCTAAATTTTTAACATGTAATATTCCGTTTATATCAAAAAAATCACCAATATTTTCACATCCAATATAGATGGGGACTGTTTTTGTTTGAAAACAGTCTATTAATTTTTCAGTAAACCAATTATCCATTGTAGTATTTTCTATGGCAATATGAAACTGAGAATAAAACATTTCATTTTTCCATAATTTACTTTTCATTTGTTTATGGTCCTGAATGTGTTGGAATGGGTTATTAATACTATTAAAAATATCAACCCCAATAGATTTTATTTCTTTAGATTTATCAACCAACTGGTGTCTTAATGGGTGGTTACTACACATTTTTTTCCCACCAACTAAGGTTGTTATAACAAATTTTTTTTCTTCTGAAAAGTCAAAGTCTTTTATCCAACTTGTCCCATACGGAAACAATTCGGCATTTTTACAATTATTTAAAATATTAGAGTCGTATGTAAGTATTAAATCAAATTTATCGTGATTTGAAATTATATTATTTGTCATTCTTGATACTTCGTTAGGTTCAATTACCCATAAAATTCTTTTACAATCGGAATTATTATTAGGAATTTTGTCAACATATAACTCGCATGGTTTTGATACTTCCATTTTAAAATCTAAACCAAAATTTGATATAACTTTTATATTTTCCATATTAACTTTTTTCTAATATTTTTTTTACACCATTTAAAGCCTTTTCAATTACTTGATGCATGTCGTAATATTTGTATTCTGCCAATCTACCCCCAAAATAAACATCGGTTTCATTATCGGATAACAATTTATATTTTTTATATTTTTCATTGTTATCATTATCATTTACAGGATAATAAGCTTCGGTTTTTTTAGCATCATATGGTATTGGATATTCATATGTAATCACCGTGTGGTTGGTTTCGGTGTCTTCAAAATGTTTGTGTTCAATAATTCTTGTATGGTCAACATCAGATGATGTAAAATTCATCATTGCAGTTCCTTGAAAATTAGTTATATTATTAAATATCTTTTTTTCAAACCTTGTTGTTTTGTACTCTAGTTCTCCAAACTGATAGTTATAAAACTTATCAATAGGTCCCGTGTATATTACTTTTTTATGTTTTGGTAATTCATCTTTAAAAAAATCAGTATTTAACATAACATCAATATCTAATAATAATTTTTCAAAAATTTTAGTATATCCACCTATTGGTATTCCCTGGTATTTATCATTAAAATAATTATTATCATAAGTAAATCTTACAGGTAATCTTTTAATTATTTCTTTAGGTAATTGGTTGCATGGTTTTCTCCATTGTTTTTCGGTATACCCTTTAATAAGTTTATAATAAACATCTTTACCAACCAATTTTATAGATTGTTCTTCTAAGTTTTGTGGTTCATTAATTTCACAACTTTGTTGTTCAATTATTTCCTGAGCCTCTTTGGGTGTAGTAACACCCCAAAGTTTATTAAATGTCCACATATTAAAGGGAAGAGAATAAATTTCACCTTTATAATTTGCAACAGGTCTTAGAGTAAAATTATTGAATGTAGTATATTGGTTAATCCAATTCCAAACTTCTTCATTGGATGTGTGAAAAATATGAGGTCCGTATTCATGAACATTTATTCCTTCATGGTTTGAAGTGTAGCAATTTCCACCAATATGATTGCGACTATCTATTACAAGGCATTTGAATCCTTTATCTGTAAGTTCTCTGGCACATATCGACCCATAGAATCCCGCCCCAACAATGAGAAAATCATACATTTATTTCTAGTTCAATTTGAATATCTTTAGAATTTGATTCATTCCAAAATAAAGATATCAATTTATTTCTTTTATTGAATATGTCGTTCCATTCACTAATTTTAGACTTATAATCTTTCTTTTTCTTAATTTCAACAAGTGTCATCCCCCATGATTCGGGATGATTTGTTACTTTAATAAAGTCATCTTCATAATTTAGTCCTTCAATATCAAAAAATTTATATAATGCATACTCAACCCTATCCCAAATTATACCACCGTATTTATCATTCTTATTTTTTGGCCAGTTAGTATCATGAAAAGCTATAAAACCACCTGGTTTTACATAATCGTACCAATAGTATAGCTCACATAACACTTGTTCTTTAATATGAAAAGTATCGACAAACAAA